TAAGAGTGTTCTTATGGTATTGGTGGGTGCCACCTTTTCTAATTAGAAAGGGGTGTGGCCGTGCCTAATAAGCAGGCCAAGATGACCGACCGAGGTAAGGCATTGCAGCGATTGCAAAGTCTGCTCGGTCAGTTCGCTCTTCCGTGTGATGCAGATTTTACGACGCCCTTGATTGGGCGGGAGTACAGTGCAGACAAAGATGCTGGTCGCGCTGTAGTGAGCACCGATTTGTTAGGTGCCATCAAACTGGAGGAGTTGCCGAAGTCTATTGGTGTAGTTGAGAAGGCAAAGGTGTTAAAGATTGGGTCCTTTTCGAAAGGACCTGGTTATGCGCAACCTGATCATCTTGGAGTATCACTCCAAGCTAAGGTGATGCGTTACTTTACTCCGCGCGACTTCCGCGTCCGTAGTTGGGCTGCGGTAGATTACGCCAATCGATTCGTATCTGAGTGCTATGATGTACGTAGGGACGGAAAGATTGAACCTCTACCATTAGAGGATGCGGTCTTCGAGTTCGATCGTACCGGATTGGGTTTCCCGGAATTTACTTCTGACCCATCTTATCTTGAGGAGTATTACCGCTTGAGTGCGGTGGTCCGTGCCTCTGGTTATTCCTTAGACTTCGCTGAGGCTCATCCCTCAGTGTTAGGTACGAGGGGTGACTCCGCAGGCCCAGGTAAGCCGGCTAAGAAGCGTGCCATTTTCCAGAGGAGTCGGGTTGACGGTAACTTAGAAAAACAAGTGCAGGCCGTCTTATTTCCTCGCCTGAAAACGCACAAGCGTTTTGCGGCGTGGTATGGCCGGCGCTATGTTGATGTTGCTGTGACCCGATTTATGGTCGGTGGCAAGGGTAATATACTGTCGCTGGATTTTTCCAACTTTGATGCGACAGTGCCGTTTGAGGTGATAGATTACATCTTTGCGGTCCTTAAAGGTTGGTTTACTCCGGGATCGGTGGCTCTTATTGACTTTTTAAAGGAGTCATTTAAGAGGTCGAGTATCTTTGTTCCGGGTGGGCTCATTAAGTTGAAGCGCACCGGAGGGATACCTTCTGGTTCTGTTTTAACGAACCTCATCGGGAGTCTGGTTAATCTCTGGGTTATGGCGTATGCGGCACATTGTTGCGGCGGCGCCATCGCGGATTGTCTGGTCCAAGGCGATGACGGTCTCTACCGTTTTGTCGGGGTCGGCGCAGTCCAGGGTTTAGCTGATGTGCTCTATCACGATTTCGGTATGACTATTTCA